TTCTACTTAGATTCATTTATAATTTTTTTAATAGCTTTACTACCATCAATATTTTCTTCTAACTCTGCTTCTACTTTTCCACACATATATTTAATGTTATCATTTGCTGTACGTTCTGCAACCCTCTTTCCTTTTAAACAATCTGACATTGCAGGCTGTATTCTATGTTCTTTTAATTCACCAGCTACAAACATACAAAGTGCAACTACTGTGCTAATGACCGTTTCCATTTTGTCTTACCTTATCTTTTAATTCTTCAATATCACCTAAAGCTTTGTCTAATTGTGATTTTAAAAATTCTATATTGACTTTGTTAGTCATATTCATCTCTTGAGTAGACTGCAATTTCTCTACAGTTTTATAAAGATCTTCTAATAAAAAATGTTGCTCCTGGTCCGTGGGCACTTGTTCACTTTTTTTAAGTAAATCATTTTCAAATAACTCACGTGATGTCTCCAACGATACTAATCTCGCTGTCAGCTCTGTATATGCGAACACGCCCATTGCAACAAGTATGATCAATGATGCAACTGTCTTCATTGGCATCTGTACTCTTGCCTCTTCTCCGATATCTAAAGGTTTATTGGACACTAGGTCCTCCACATAAAGCCAATGTAACTAACATTATTATTAATAAACCTGTTGCGTAATAATTCATCCTAGCACACTCCATAATTACTTCCAAAATTGCCACCATTTTTTAGTTACTTCTTCTGTCAATACAATTGGTCCACAACCACAATCTTTACAATCACATGTAGCGCACTGAGTGCTAGATACAAAGTATCCTTGACCTACACAGTGACATCTATGTCCACAATCATTACAAATTTTTTTAGCCATTATTTTTTCTCCTCGATATCATAAAACATTTTATCAGAATCTTCTGTTATCCAATCAGATCCTTCACAGTCCCAGTACGTAGTTTGTACGTTATAGTCTGGCCAATCATTATCTGTTGTATAACTGTTCACATGCCAAATGATTCTGTTGTTTGGCTGCGCTGCATAATTACCATTTTTCAATGCCATTATGTGTGCACACTTGTGCTCTTGCGGAATTTCAGAATGTTCCGTATTTAGTATATTAGTCTCTGGATGCGCCCAGTCAACTGTAAATAAGTATTGGCCTTCGTAAAATTTTTTGTCTTTACCAATAAACTTTCCGTCTATACCAGCCAACCAATCAAAACAATGGATACTAGGATAATAACTAAAGCAGTTCCACAGTTGGAGTTGATCCACTCGCATATCAGGCACGTTTTGTCTTTCAAATTCTTTTTGAAAGAATGCTGAGATAGGTAGTCTATAAAAGACAGCACCATTTGGTAGCATGCAATGAAATAAGATTGCGCGACCTGAAATAGAGCTAAGACCAAAGACAACACAGTCACTAGACTGTCCTTTATTTTTTTTAAGATCATAGAGATATTCCTTCCTTATTTTACAATAAATCGGCGGTATATTAGCATTTAAATAAGACATAGTACATTATTTTATTTCACCCCAATTAGGGCCAGATTCATAATCTACTTTATTAGGTACTTTCAAGTCAACTGCATTTTCCATAATATCTTTTATTTTTTTAGCTTGACTCTCTGATTCAATAGAAAAATCTAACTCATCATGTATTTGTATATGACCTATCAAACCTTCTTTATATAAATCAACCATAGCTTTCTTTGTCATATCTGCTGCACTACCTTGAATTAATTTATTTAATGCTTTGTATGTAAAGGCTCTACGTGTTGAATTATTATGCCAATAATTTTTTTTAGGATTACCTTTTGTATCTTTTAAAATGTTTCCATCTCTATCTTTTAAATGTGGGCCCATCTCTTGTAATTCTAACATAGTATCATGATCTTCTGCAGGAACAAATGTACCCCAATCAGAACCTCTAAGTATTGGTTCATACTTAGGAAATCTACAACGTCTACCCAATAAAGTTTTTATTTGTCCTTTTGATTGAGCTGTAGACATAACTTTATTCATTAGTTGTTTTACGAATGGAACTCTACCATGATAAGTATTAAATAATTCATCTGCTTTATCTTTTGAAACATTTAATTCATTTTGTAATTTAGCTTTACCCATGCCATAGAATAAACCTAAGTTAATAGTCTTAGCTTCTTTTCTATCTATCTCTGCCATGTCAGCTACTATTTGATGAAAGTCTGTTTTAGGATCTTCTTGATATGCCTCTGATATTGGAGTCGCTGAACCTAAACCAAATCTCAATGCATAATGTGCAACCAGTCTTGGTTCCTGTTGCGAGTAATCAAATGTACCCCACGTACAACCTTCTTCAGGTATGAATAAACTTCTTATAAGTGGTCCTGTATCTGGATCACGTGCTGGAATCTGTTGTAAATTAGGATTTGCATATGAGAATCTTCCTGTAACTGTTCCTCCATCATCAGATCTAATTTGATTAATGTCTGCATGTATTCTACCTAAATGTGAATGATTTAAAATAGTATCTATAAAAGTTGTACTGACCTTGTTTATTTTTCTAGCTTCTGCTATCATACGAACTACAGGATGATTATGAGTAGAAATAAAATTTTTAGTAAATGAAGGAGAATCAGTCTTTTCAGTTCGGCTATAAGGTAGCTTCAGTTTTTCAAAAACTTGTGCAATCGATCTGGCTGCCCATATCTGAGTGTCTATTCCTGTTTCTATTTTTATTTGTTGCAATAAGTTTTGTTCTTTTATTGCCATTGCTTTTTTTAATTGATCAGCTTTCTCTATATCTACCCGAACACCTAGGTGGCGCATATCGACTAAACAAGGAAAGAGATCAGTCTCAAGATTAAATATATCTTGAAGATTATCTTCAATAATAATTCTTTTTAAGTGGTGCCATAACAATAAAGTTAGTTCAGCATCTTTCTCTGCATATCCACCTACTTCACTTGCAGGTAGTTTCCACATTTCTGCTTTAGGATCTAAACCTCTTTCTTTAGCTGCTTTAGTTAGTAAAGCTTCATTCTTACCTTGTTTTAAATAAACCCAAGATAAAGAATTTAGTGAATATTGAAATCTATTTTCATCTATTATAGATGCTGCAATCATTGTATCTATAATTAAACCATTGATTTTAATACCTAAATTTTTAATCCAACATACGTCATACATTGCATTGTGAAATATTTTTGTAGCAGGTGATTGGCATACATCTGTAAACCAATCTAAAACTTTTTTACGATCCATGTTTGGACCTTCACCATGAGCAATAGGAAAATATGCTTTATAACCATCTACAGCTACAGCTATACCCACAACTTCACCACTACCTTTAATGGCCCCTGAACCCAGTTTCTTTAATTCTGGATCTCTTGTCTCCAAGTCAATTGCAATTTCTTCCGCTTTTCTTAAATCAGGAAACTCTGTAGGTTGTACCCATTCTGTAGTTGGCATTAACATTAATGTACCGTCCTATTTTTATTTTCAATTATTTCTTCTTCTAAAGAATCAAAATCTTCTATTAATTCATCTGTCTCTTTAATTTCTTCTTGAATTTCAGTTGCTTTTCTTTTTTCAATTAATTTTTTTAAATTTAAAAGAAGACCTTTTTCCCAAATAAAAAAATCTGCACCACGTTTTTTGAACCAGGATTTAGGAAACCATAATTCTAATAAAGAAGTAATATTTGAATCATTTTTTTTATGATACATTAAAAAATTATTTGCCTCAAAACTTTTACAAGAAATTATTTTAACTAAGACTGCTTTTTCAGTCTCTCTTAAAACTTTAAATTTTATTTCGCTATGATAATATAAATCATTCTCCATTATATTAACCCAAACATAAATATTGTTATAATCAACAAACCAAAAATTTCAGTATATGTATTCATTATTTTTTACCTTTTGTATCTTTCAATTTTTTAATTTCTAATTCACAATAATGAATTACTTTCTCTAAATCTTGTATGCCATTTTTATTCATATAACGACATACATACTTTATAACGTTTCCTTGAAAAAAAGAAAGATCGTTTTTAGAAATAAATTCATACGGTTGAATGTGAAACGATTTGTAGTGAGATCCTCCGATTTGTTTATCTTGTGGAAACACTTTATCAAACATATCTTTATTACTCATTATTTTTTCCTTTCAAATTTACTATTGTAACCATAAGTTCTATTAACTGCTTCATACCAGGCCTTTCTATATTTTTCATCTCTAGTTTTATTCCAGAGTATTGCTAGTTCATCTATTTGTGATTGATGCATATTTTCTCCTTTAAGTTATTTGTGGCAGTTGTTGGTTTAACGGGCTAAAAAACATAGGGGCTCGCGACCCGAACCAACTCCCCTCGTTAAAGGAGGATGCTGCCACCCACCCCTTAGGAAATGTCGCTACCCCGTTCTGTTTACACTGTTGTGTAATTCTATAATTTGTATGCATTGACTTTCTTTTTAGCTTTTAGTTTATATAAATTATTTCTAGCACGTGTGATTCCTACATACCAAACTCTATGTTCTTCATCACTTTTACTCTTACTTTTACGCATTGCTTTTTTAATTTTATTTGGTTGATCTAAACAAAGTATTACATTGTCTTGTTCACCACCTTTGAATGCATGTATAGTTGATATAAATATTCTAGCGGGTGAATCTAAATCTTCTCCATTCTCCATCATTTCTTTAATGTATTCTTTATCTTCATATTCAACTTCTTTAAATGCATCAAACCAATCTAAATCTGGATCCCAGTCTTCCATTTTCTTTCCGATGTATTCTTCAATATCTTTCCATTCTTTTTCATCTAATATCTTTCCTCTACACCAAGAGTTATAATTAATATGTGCATTATATACTCTAACCTTAAAAGATTTTTCTTTCTTTGTTTGATAATATAAATTTCTTTCTCTTAATTCTTTTTTCATACTAACTAATCTACTAATAGTTCTAGTTAATATAACCCATCTTCCTGTTGTTAAATCTACATGATCTAAATTATTTATGTATTCACATTCACCTTCATAGTCTCTTGGATAATAATCTTTTTCTTTTCTTAACCCTTCTATTTTTTCAATAGGTATTTCTGATTGTTCTTGAACTGCTCTAGATATTCTTTTTGAATACTTTAAAACTTTTTCTTGATCAGCTTTTTGACTTATGAATCTATCTACATCTGCACCAGCCCAGGCAAAGATAGCTTGATCATCATCACCTGCTAAATAAATATCATCAGTATGTTCTTTTAGTTTATCAAATAATTTCCATTGTAATGGTGATAAATCTTGAGCTTCATCAATAAATATAACCTTAAATCTAGGTAAAGATTCTTTTTCAATTAACTGTTTTATCATGTCATTGAAATCTAATTTCTTTTTTACTCTTTTGTATTCTTTTAAATTGTCATCAATTGTTTTTAATATCTTCCATTTAATTTCTTTTTTATTATGTTCTCCTCTATCGTATTCATCTCTAATACTAATATCTCTGTTGATTGCTCTACCAATCATTTGAAAATATGGACTATCACAATTTAAATAGTTGATATCTTCCTTATTATATTTGTCATAGTATTTTACTTTGACACCTATCTCTTTACCTATTGCTTCATAATCTGATGGTTGCATTACCTTACCATCATTTAATTCTAATTGATCATATGCGAATGAATGTATTGTTCTAAAGTAAGTTAACTTGTCATTATCTGCAGGCATTCTATCTCTTGCTTCACCTGCAGCTTTTTTAGTAAATGCAAAGTATGCAATGTTATCTAAAGGTGTACCTATTCTAACATAAGCTTTAGCTCTGCTGATTAGTCTATATGTTTTACCTGTACCTGGTGGTCCATAAAACTTATATATCATTATACAATTTCCTCTTCTGTAAAGTCTGCAGTCTCTTCTATATCTTCTTCTTCCTTATCAAATAGATATAAAGGCACAGCTACACATCCATTAACACCTGGATATGGTTTACCGGTTTTCTTATGTTTACCAGGAAATCTTTTCTTTTTACCAAACTCTGGTTGAGGTAATGAATCATCTTTTGTATCAAACATTTTTTGAATCATGTGAGAAGTTCTTGATGAATCTTTTCTCCAACCATTTTCTTTTAGTTCATTATAAAATTCATCATAAACAAAGTAAGCATACACTTCATCTTTTAAAACATTACCACTTTCAAATGATGCATATGTTTTTGCTTGTGTACCATTTATATATTCTTTTAAATGTTTCTTTAATATCTCCATTGGTCTGGTCCCTGGAGCCGGTTGCACTGTATCAACAGTATCTAACAAAGCATTTATTAATGCATGAAAGTCCAAAGGTTTTATAGGAGGTGGTAATACGTTTACCTGCGCCATTATTAAACTACCTAATTCTTTTTGATCTCTAAGTTGTGTTACATTTTTTGCATGCACTACAACAGACTCACCTGTTTTATTTTCTACTGTAAAATAATATTCAGGATCTGGTTTAAAATCTACTTTGATTAGATTAGTCATCATTGGCCAATCAATCTTTTTATCAGAGATAACACCAAATCTTCTTTTAACACATTCAGACTTAACACAAACCGGTGCAAGTAATTGATCATTACATGTATGACCTTTAGTATCTTTCTCCCAGTTTTTTATTTTCTTTTTAATATAATCATCAGTCCAAGTTTCATTGAACTCAAAATAATTTCTACCTGCTTGCAATACTTTCTTAGCCCAATCATCAGCGTATTTCTTTTTAGCAAACACCATGTAGTTATATAAAAATCTATCTCTACCATCATCCATTTTTTCTTTAGATAATATTTCTAAACATGGTGGACCATCTTTAAATTCTTCTGCACCACCAGTAAGTTCTATTTTAATTATGTTATCAGATATTTCTTTTAGTTTAGTTGAAGTCATTAAATTCATTTCAACAACTTTTAAAAATAAATCCAATGTCATTTCTTGACCTGATGGATCTAATGCAACTCTTTCATTTTTATTAAAGTATGGAAGATTAATAAAGTTACCATTTACTTTTTGATCATCTGTATTAGTTCCTAGTTTAGTTTGTTTAGGAAATATCTCTGTTGTAATTGGTAGTTTAAATAAAAATAATACTTGTTCTAAAAAATCTTTTATTACTTTTGCTTTTACTGATTCTTTAGTAAATACATATAAGTGAAGTCCACCACTCTTAGATTTGATAGGTATCAATGGTAATTTTTTTTCTTGAATGGTATTTAAATAAAATTTTATATCTAAATTTTTATATACTTTAGGATCAATATCTATTGCACCAAATCTAGCTAAACCATCATCATCACAAGGTTGTATACCTATAGATTTAGTTCCATTTAAATGTTGAGTATAATCTTCTTCAGTAATTAATTTTCCTGACCAACCATAGTCGCCAGGATTAAATTTTAATTTACCTGTATCTGGATCTTTGTAACCATTGTTAATATTACAAAAACCAAAATTTCTTTTTAAGCCTGTAAAATATTTTATAAAGTCTTTCATAATTTCCTATGTTATGATTAATAAAGAGGCGATTTCACTCTCGCGCTATCGCCTCTCCTCTAGAGTATTCACTTAGTGAATTAGATAATCTCTTCAGTTGGTTTAGCACTCTTCTCTTCATACTTAGGTTTTGCTTGACCTTTAGACACAGACTTTTGAAGTTCTTGTGCCATTAAGTATAATTGAGCGTCAGCTTCAACAGAAACATCTAATGCTCTTTTCATTGAAGGTTTGTATACATGCCAACTTTTACTACCCGCAAGTTTACCTGCAGTTTTTAAAGTATAAACTGCTGCGTATGCTGCCGGATTGTAAACACCTTTTTCATCTTTGAATCTTAGATTCTTAATCAATTGATTCAATTCTCTTGCAGGTGTTAAGTTAGATGATCTCATAGTAATTACTGCAGGTCTAGGTTCATCACCTAAAACAACTACATAAAAGTATGCAGTCTTTTCTAAATAGTTACCATTCGATAGTCTCCACTTACCATTTCTTTCTTCCTTTGCATCTGAAGGAATTGAAAGGTGAGTCATGACTGGAGGAGCTGCTGTGTCTCCCATCTCTTGCCATTCTGGATATCTTGTTTGCACGTGTGCAATTAATACATCCACGCCTTTGTCACCATCTATTAATGTACCAAGACCTTTAGCATAGATCATACCAGGTTGTGAACCTTCTACGTACTTTGCATTGCTCTTGTTACACTCGGGCGATAGTTGGTGTAGGATTTTTAAAATCGGTGTAGACATATCATCCGATTTTATTTCTTCACTACCTTTCCCAGAATCACTTCTAAGACTGATAGTTGCCAGTGCGCCTGCACTGTTCTTTTTCTCGATAGCTGTATTAGCCATAATATAACTCCTTATATTTAGTTATTGGTTTATTTTTTATTTTTTAAATACGTTTGATTACCATCGAACGTATTGAATAGTTCTGCAGGAACTTCGTGACCTTTGTCTTTCCATTCCTTCATAACTACTTTGAGTGTCGATGGGTGAACTTTCTCCTCTTGGATAGGTTCATACCCATTCGACCTCGCAAGGCTAGCGTAATCGACAGCCTTGTTATCTTCGCCTTGGCCAAATGTTACTGTAATATTATTTTTTACAATATCACCTAAGCCATTGTCTCGAAGCCAGTGTATGCCTTCAGCTTTTTTATCAGCTTTTAATGTGGCACTAAATATTTTTTTAACAGTTAGCTCTGAACCATCTTTTAGTTTTAAACTAGCTAGGTTCATATCTTCCATTAACTTTGGAATGATATTACAGCTAAAGTATTTCTCATCTTCTTTGAGATCTTTAACTCTATCTTCCAAATCTTTTATTTGTTTTTGTATTCCCTGTAATTTTTCTACTTCTGTAGAAAGTGCATCTGGATCAATAGTTTTAGCTTGATCAGGTGCGTCTTTACGCATGTCAATTAACATTGTATAACTCCTTTAGTTGGTTTCTGTTTAACTTTCATGGTGATATAAATAAGATCAATTAGATCTTTTGTCAAGGCTATTTGTGAAAAATATTTACTTCAATAGGATAGTAAGTTTTTTCTTGTCTATCCCATTTTAAAAGGTTGTATTTTCCATTTGTAATATCTGATACAACAGAACAAACTACGCCAATAATTGCAGGATCTCCTGATAATAATAAGTAATCATCAGTTGTATAATCTTTTAATAACGTTCTTAATTTTTGAATTAATGGGCCAGGTGATAAAATAATTTGGCTTTTTTCTGGCAGAAGTGTGACAATTTGTCCAAACTTTTGTGCACCCAAAACATTATATTTTGGTTGTCCAATTGAACTACCTGGTATTTCTTGTGTTAAATAAACTTTGCTCATTGACTTTTTCTTTTTCATAACTACTATAGTAATTAGAAAGAAAAGTAAACAGAGTATATATTATGAATTATAAATTTAAAACTAAGCCTTATCAGCACCAATTAGATGCATTAGAAGCATCTTGGGATAAAGAAAATTTTGCGTACTTCATGGAAATGGGTACAGGTAAATCAAAGGTATTACTAGATAATGCCGCAATGTTATATGATAAAGGCCAGATAAATGGCCTCCTTCTTATTGCACCTAAAGGTGTTTATAAGAACTGGTATGATCAGGAAGTGCCTGTGCATTTACCTGATCATATCGAAAAAAAGATGGTGCTATGGAAAACATCAGATAAATCTACAAAACAAAAACAATTATTAAATACTTTATTTGAAACAGGAACTGATCTTCATATTTTAATTATGAATGTTGAAGCTTTTTCATCTGGTAATGGTACAGAGTTTGCTAAGAAATTTTTATCTTGTCATAAAGCAATGATTGCAATTGATGAATCTACTACAATTAAAACTCCAACATCTAATAGAACAAAAAATATTTTAGAATTAAGAGAGTTTGCTCAATATAGAAGAATATTAACAGGTTCACCTGTAACTAAATCACCATTAGATTTATTTTCTCAGTGTGCTTTTCTTGATCCATGGTTATTAGGTCATGATTCTTATTGGATATTTAAATCAAGATATGCTGTTACTAAAAAAATTGAAGTACAAGGTAGACGTGTTGAAATAGTTGTTGGTTACAGAAATCTTGGTGAACTATCCGATAAGATAAAACCTTTTTCTAAAAGAATATTAAAACAAGACTGTTTAGATCTACCAGAAAAAACTTTTGTAAAACATTATGTAGAACTTACACCAGAACAAAAGAAAGTTTATAAACAAATGAAACAAGAAGCTATTGCATTTCTTGATGGTAAAATGCAATCTTCAGCAACTGTTATGACTCAGTTAATGAGACTACATCAAATTACTTGTGGTCATTTTACTGCAGACGATGGAACTATAAAAAATTTACCTTGTAGTAGACTTGGTGAATTAATGAATATACTTGAGAATGTAGAGGGTAAAACTATTATATGGTCTCACTATACTCATGATGTAAGAAGAATTATTGAAGAGATTAAAAAAGTATATGGTGAAGATTCTGTTGTAGATTATTATGGTGCAACAGATACAGATACTAGATCAGCTAATATTAAAAAATTTCAAACAGATGATAAGTGTAGATTTTTTGTAGGTACTACTCATACAGGTGGTTATGGTATTACATTAACTGCAGGTAGTAATATGATTTATTTCTCTAATGGTTATGATCTTGAGAAGAGACAACAATCAGAAGCACGTATCGATCGTATTGGTCAAACTCAAAAAATGACTTACATAGATATTATGAGCCAAGATACTATTGATGAAAGAATTGTAAAAGCTTTACGTAATAAAGTTAATATTGCTAATACAATTATGGATGAAGATTTTAGAGAGTGGATATAGCGACTATAGTCCCCACTATAATCAATCCCGGCAGCTGAGTGCCCAACCTCCCAAAATAATTACAGTTTTTGTAATAGAACAAGTATAACACCGGCCATACCTGACATCAATGCACCTACTGCTACTAAAAATATTTTTTCTATTCTATTAATTTGATTTTCTATTTTGTGAATTTTATCGTGAGTTTGTTTCTGCATAATACGACAAAGTTTTTCGTGAGATTCTATTCTATCTAGTGCAGAGTTTTTAGACATTAGTAACCTTGTCTTCCTGTACTTCTTTTAGAATTAAACTGACCACTACCTAATGACGTTCCTGCTCTATCTGCACGTGATGTGCTAAAACCACCTCTGTCATTTGTAAAACCTTGATCTCTAGCGCTTTTGTAAACATTTGGCATCGCTTGTTGTGCTCTTTCAGCTTGTTTACGTTCTCTTCTTTTCATAAAGTATTCCGCGCCAGTTCTAGATTGTCCAAAATCTGTATTACGTATTTTTTGATTAAATCCTCTTAAAGATTCTAAACCACGTCTTGCTAAATTAAATGGTGTAGGAATATTTCTTAATAAATTTATAATACCTTTTAATGGATTGTTATATTTTTCTACCTGATCAATATATTCTTGATCTTGTTCATCATCAGCTTCGTTAGCTACACCATAAGAAGGTGTTATACCTCCAAGGTCACTTAAAGCAGGTGACATATTACTTGGAAAAATAGTTTGAGTTCCACTATCATAACGAGGCTGACCTATAGAACCTATCTGCATTCCTTTTCCTAAATAGTTTTGATTAGGTCCAACACCTATAGATCCTGTCATTGTTCCATCACCTAAATAATTTAAGTTAGGACCTATTCCTAAAGACTCTAAACCTTGCATACCTTTTCCTAGATAGCTTTGATTAAGACCAAAGTCTCCCATCTGCAAACCTTTGTCAGAAGGTATATAACCAGTTCTTAGTAAATAATTTAATTGTTCTTCGTCCACTATGCTAATCCTCTTTGTCTAAGACGTATTTGTTGCTCTTCAGGTGATAATAAAGCAAGTTCTGTCGGTGTCAACCCTTGAGATGTAATGTTCTCTGGAGCCTGAGGCTGTAATACTTGAGCACTAGGCATTGGTTGATTAGGTAATGGTGCAACATTAAATGTTGTAGAAGGTTGAATATAATTAGTTAATTCAATATTAAATTCATCATTTAAATCTAATGAAGCCATGTCCATAGCTATTTTATCTATAATAGAAGAAACATCATATTGATTATTCATTACTTCTTGTATATGTCCTCCAACTGCTCTTTCAGTTCTAAATCTAGTATCTAGTCCAAGATTTCTAAAATCTCTTTTTATACTATTAATATCTGTTCTTGCTTCTAAGAAAGGATTTGATTCTCCTAATGCTCTAGAAGTTTCTCTAAACTTAGCTATAATATCTTTTGATGGATAATAGATATCAAATTTTCCTCTTAATAAATTATTAAAATTTTTATTACTAATTTGTCTATCTCTAAATAATCTTCTTAGATCTCTAGTTCTAGTATCTAAAACTTGAGCTGCTTCTAAATCTCTAAACATTTCTTTTTGTACATTGAATCTTGCTTTATTAGATGCAATATATCTATCAATAATTTCTTCAGCTGAAACAGGTCCTCCTTTTAATACACCAAAAGCACCTCCAGTAAATTCTCTTCTGGCTTCTCTAATACCTCTTTGATATTCATTTACTTTAAAATTCATTGTTCTTAATGGATCTATTTTTATAGGTCTCAATCCCATAAAACCTGCAAGTTCTGGCCCAATACTTAATTCATCTCCACGATCTGTAGTAGTTCCCATTGCAGCTGAAACTATTCTTTCATAAGGCATTTTGTTTGGAAGTATTGCTTTTGATAAATGGTTAAATTGAATTGCAAGTTTATCTCCTGCAGCTGTTTGATCAGTATATAGAAGTCTACCATCATCTGTTCTTCCATTTCTAAGAGTTAAATCAAACATTGCTTCTGTAAATATAGATTCTGAAATAAAAGGATCCATTATTTCCCCAGTTGCTTCAGATACTCCATCACTAAAACTTTTTAATATTGTTTCATCATCTTTATCACCTTCAATTAAGTTATTAATTACAGTTCTAAATGGTCTAGCCACAACATCGTAAGCATTACTTTTACTAAAATCTATATATCTTAATTCTCCATCATCTAATCTAAGTGGTACTAATGTAGAATTTTTTGACCACTCAGGTACAAATCTTCTCATTGCGTCTATTTCTTCAGAAGTAACATCATATAAAGCTTTTGCTCCTTCTGTAACTGCAATAGGAACACCTGTTAAAGTAGTTGCCATTCCTAAAAGTCTTTTAAAACCTGTAGCAAAACTACCATCTACATGTGAACTATTTCTAACTACTCTTTCAGTTCCATCTTTTAATATTTCTGTAACTGTTGGACTTAAATTCGAACCCTTAACTCTTACAGCTCCTTCTCCTAATTGATGTCTCATTTCTTTTAAACCTTGTTCTGCAATATTAGCTGTAGTTCTAATAATTTCTGAAGGGAAAGACATAAAATTACCTATTGGTAATAGTCTAGATGTTTTAACAACGTCACCAACGTAAGCATAATTTGGTACAGTGTTCTTAACAATTTGTGCAGCTTCAGTTTGAAGTTTCCATAATTCAGAAGTTCTATCTATAACACCATCTTTATTTTTAGATAAATTTAATTGTTTTTTATAATTATCTAAAGAAATACCTAATCTTTTTGCATTTCTAGCTTTTAAACGTTCTAGCTCTACAACAAAGTTTGTAATTTTAAATGTATCATCTTCGGCTGTATACTTATCTTGAAATTTTTTACCTATACCTTTTAAACCTTTAAGTAATCTACCTAATGGTCCATCTATACCCATCATTGTTGAACCTGCATTTGTATCTTTTAATAGAGATATTAAATCTCCCATTTGCACTTGTGAGTTTACTACACCTAGTTCTAATAAATCTTGATATTGAGCTTGAGCTCTTGAAGAACCTGGACCAAGTTTAAGTAATGCCGATACATCAATACCTTCTTTAAAAGCATTTCCTAATAATTTAGGATTACTTATACCATCAAATAAAACTCCATTAGCTGCAGTAAATGCACCTGCACTCATAAAATTACGTATGTGTGTTGGTATAGAAAAAATAGTTTTTGACATTTGTGAAATACTTTTTGGAAACAAAAGTAAGTTTCTATAAAACCAACTTACAACTTTTTCTGCACCACTCATTTCTTTTGTTCCTCTAACAAATCCTTGAAGACCAGATAAAACATCGTTAGATGCTTTTATTCCTTCAGCAATATCTTTTGTAGTATAAAGATTTGAAATAGGGTTTGTGATACCTTTAAGACCATCTATTTCACCTAGTACTTCATTCATCTTAACTATTTCAATACCTGTTTTTCTTTTATTTACAGCAGCTTCTGCTACTTTTTCATCTGCCCAAAAAAATCCTCTTCCACCTGCTTTTTGAACAGCTTGGTTTTTTAATAGTATTTGATTAAACATATCAGAAGTTCTAGCCACATAAGATAAACTATTCATTGAATTTAATATTGTAAATCTAGGATCTTTTATTTCACCAAATAATTCTCTTAATGCTTTTTTCTGTGCAGGAGTTCCAGCTTGTTTTTCAGCTAAGCCAACACTTCTTTCTATAAATTTAGGTGTACCATTCTCCATTGTTTTTTGAGTGTAGCTAAACTCAGGAAGATCTTTAGGTTGTTTTATTTTTTCTGCTTGCTCTAATATATTGTCTATTATTTGTCTTGATTGATTTTCTGTAGCTCCAAGAGAGTCTTTAAAAACTCTTACAGCAGCTGTGTAAGATTCGTCTGTCGGTTGATATCTTCTAAAACCATTAAATATATTACTTTTAGTTTCAAAAATTTTAAATGTGTTTCCTGCGTATCCACTTAATTGTTTATTAAATAAATTTTGAAATTCACTTGTAGCATTTTTAGCATTTTTTGATGTTCTTTTTAATATGTCTACCAAACTATTAAATTCATTTCTACCTTCATCTAAATATTTAACTAGTTCTGTTACCTTTTCTTTGGGAACATTATTTATATCAAGTTCTTTAATAATTTCATCTAATTTTTTTGTGTCTATCTTTTTTTCTAAATCTCCACCTACTAATAAATCATTTATTTTTTGTAAAAAAATATCTCTGTTAGATTTAGTTCCTTTATCTCCAACTTCTTGAATTGTAGGTAATATACCATCTAAACTTTTAGTAATATTACTTATTATTTCATTTGCTCTTTTAGAGTCTCTTGCTTTTAAACCTTGTTTAAGCATTTCACTTTCAAAAATTTCTTGAGTCATTTTACCTCTAGGTTGAAAAGGAGCTCTTATATATTTATCTATGGCTCTTTGAAATGCAGATTCACTATATGCTAATTCTTTTCCACGTTGTGCTAATAGTTTTGCTGTTTTACCAACTCCATAAACTGCAGGAGTTATAAATAAAGACTCTGTTCCAAATCTAAGTCTATTCATTAATTTTCTAGCAGCATCATCTCTACCATATGATTCATTTCTATCTAATTCTGTTGGCCCTTCAAACATATCTCCAAAAGTACCTATCTCATCATTGTCTACTACAAACATTTCACCAACTGCACCACCTCCTACTGCAACTGAATATCTAGCATATTTTGATTTTTTATTTAAATCTTTAACTTTTCTAAGTGCTGTTTGTAATTTAGCTGGATCAGCAGTTTTACTTGCTTTTCCAAACTGAGCATAAGCATCACTTCTTTTAGCTCTTAAAGCTTTTGTAGTTAAATTTCTTGCAGCTTTATTAGCTACTTTAAAACCTATACCTCCAGGTACAGCTATTTGTATTATTGATTCAGTTAATTTACCTATTAATCTTTCTTCAGCAACTTCTTCAAATGGATTTATTTTATCAAAAAATTCTTCTACATCTGCAGCTAAATCTGAGTCTGCTCCAAGATCTATTAACTCTGCTCCTAATGATACTATACCTTCTGGTACTTTTATAGCACCAGATACAAGACCTGCACCAAGAGCTTTATACCAACTTACTTCGCTATCTCGTTCTGCGGAGTTTAAATTATATTCAGCCATACAGCCTCCTATCTATTTCTATATTCGCTTAGGTATCTTTCGTAAGCAGATTTTTGATCTCTTGTCATGTCAGTATTGTATTGACTGTCTTTAGAAAAAGCAGGTCCTTTTAAACTTGAAATAGTTTGTCTAATATCTCTTTTTTGATCTCTTGTATCTCCTGTACCATATTCATAGTTAGTAATACCATCTACTTCTTCTACTACATTATCTGCGTCATCTATTTTTTCTTCAGTAACATTCTCAGTTCCAGGTAAATTAAATGGTACAAACGTTCCTCTACCCTCACCTTTTTCTAATACATAATATTTATTTGTTTTTGGAGCATAGTATATTCTACCTTCGTTAATACCTTTTTTATATAACGTCTTAGCTTTTTTTACTAAATCATCAGTTTCGTTTAAAAATTCATCAGCTACATTATATCCTTTTTTCATTAAATCACCGCTTGTTTTATATTTCCATGTCAGTTGATTTTTACCTTCTTCGTATGAACCTACTATATCATCATCCACTAACTTTTGCGCTCCTTTATTTATAACTGTATCAATTCCACTTTCTCCTGCTATTTCGGCTTGTAATATTCCTAATGAATTTTCATATTGTTTTTGAAGTATCTCTAATTTATTTCTTTGTTCTTCATCTAATAAATTACTACGTAATGCA